GCGCACGATTGAACTGACACCAATTGTCCAAACTGTCAGAGGGCTGGCGATGAAAAATTCCAGTGTACCAAACACCAAACAAAGCAAGAGCAGAAGAGCAAATGCCGGTAATAATTTTGGAGGTTGGTACACTAGGGAGATATTCAATACATTTATTAGCTACAGAAGAGAAAATAGAAAGAATAAATTGGGCAACAGAAAGCAAGGAATTATTTACAGTATCTACACAAGCACGTAGACTTTTCCAAAGAGTAGTCATATGTTTATTGCAAGCTTTCTTATGTGTGTAGAAAAGTTCTTTGATCTTCCCAACACGCTTTCGCATGTTGAAAATATGAGAAATATTCCCAAAAATGGGATCTTCCTCAGCATCAAAGAAATCTTCTCCAAGGTCTACTTTGAATTCTTCTTCATTAGCAAGGATCTCTACGAATTTTTCAGGATGGAAAATTTTATCAAATTCGTCAAGAATTTGTTGTTCTGTTGCAGGAGCCTGAGGGGCTTCAATACCTGCTTCTTTTCGAATTGCATTGGCAAGAGCGACACTTTCGGTTTTCCTTCGCTCATTTTCTTGAACAAAGAAATCCCAAAAATCGTCAAATGTAAGGCCGTTCTTGCCAGGGATATAATGAACTTCAGCATTGCCAGATTGTTTATTATGACTCACTTTGTAACAGGTAAATCTATAGTGTTCAACAGTAAGGGGAGGAACATCATCAACAGAAATATTTTTATGCTTAGCTATGGTTTCCTTATCAAAAGTGTAATAAGCAACGCCACGTTCATCTTTACCAATAGGAACGCCGTATGCGGGATCAATTGTTACATCAGCCCAAACATGAAATCTACGATATACAGCACCAGGATCAACTAAAGATTTAATTTCCGGGAACTTTTGATTTGAAGATGCAATAATATATTCAGAAGTGAAGTTAGTTACACCTTTTGATTTAAGTTCAGCCATCTTTAGAGGGAATTGAGCAGTGTTTACCATATATTCCAATTCTTCGTATTCTTCAACAGGTTTTTGTTGAGAATCCTTTACATTGCCAAAATCATCAAGAACTACAATAGGTTGGCCAGTATAGCCTTCCCAATATTCATTCTTGGCACGTCGTGGAAATGCACTTGATTCATATTTTATACCTTTATCCTTCAGATAACGTTTGAAGATACGAGCTTTAAGAACTTCAGTAGCCACGCTCTTTCCAACACCAGGATGACCAAACAAATATAAAGCTACTGGTTGGGTTCTGATAGTATGACAACGGGCGGGACTATGGGTTGCCCATTCAACTTGGTCTTTAATACGTTTTTGCAAACTAGAGACAAGCTGAATATTTGAACGAGAATTTAATTTGGAAGCTTGAAAATGGTATTCATTAAGTTGATGATTAACAGTCAGAGTTTGATTAGCAATTGGAGCAGAGGAATCAATAAGTGGTTTCTCAAATTTTTCAATTAATTTAACAGCGGCGTAGAGATTCTCAAGTTGGGGGAAATTTTGCATAAATTTATATTCTTCGGCGCTAACTCCAAAAACGGTAGTATAGTAAATTTCGGAAAGATAATCGAAGACCCAATTGAACATGTCTTTCAAAGCCCGAAAGCCTTGAGCAGCACGCCCAATATTTGAAAAATGTTTAGTCATATCAGTTGGAGTTGGAAGGGTGCCAGAACACAAAAGCGTGAAAGCACCACAAAGGAAAGAAAGAAATCCAGCAAAAGGCAAAAGTTCAGGAGACTTTGTTGCAGTGGAGAACATATCAGTAACTAAAGACTGGCCAACGCGTACAGTAGAAGTAGGAGAGGAAAAACTTATATTAAGGTCTGAAAATGAAGGAATCAAGCTCATCAAATTGTCAAGAGAAATTTGGAGTAAACGAGCAAGATTTGTGCAGTGCAAAGTCAAAAGCAAAAGTTGCTTTTCCTTAAGGCAATTAGCAATAGAAACAAAAGAAA